TGTCTCCACAGGCATGGCTTCCGCTCACCTTAATGCATTCCGCAATAGCTAAGACATCTAACCCTTCATATGTTGGCCAAACCCCTTGGAACTCATTAACCGCATCTATAATTGTTTTCATCTCTAACTCCTTATTAATTTAACCCACGTTAACACGTTACTTATTGCCATGTGGTACGACCAGTGCCTATCAGTGTATAATTAGCTATCACCTAAAAACGGCGCTAAAAATGGCAGAGCTAGAAATCCTTACAACAATGGCAACGCAGCAAACCGCCGACCTTCAGCGAGTAGCTAAACAGGTCGGTGCTGATATCGTTCCTTACATTAAGCGCATTGAATCTGGCATTGAGGATATATTGCGGCCTTACTACGATAAAACGATAACCGCAAAGCGACAGGAGAAGATTCTCAAGGATATAAGCGAGCTGACTAACTTCGAGTATGGCGAGTATCTAAAAGACTTCAACGTAAGTATGAAGGCTATTAGCGGTGAAGAGGTCGCCGCTTCAACTATGGCGCTAGATGTTGCTATCGAGTCAGATGTTGATATTAACGAGCCTAAAAAGTCAGATGTTAATCAAGCTGTAATTGCTACGCCGATTCAGCAGGGAGATAAGTCGTGGACTACTTACAAAGGCATTCAATCATCATTTAAAAGTCAGTACGTTGACGAGATTAACTCTGCGATGGTTGTTTCAATGCAAGGGTCTGAGAATGGCAAAGAAGTTGCCGATGCCGCTTACACTCAATTGCACTACACAGGTAGAAAGGCTAGCAAGTCTGTATTAGATCGCTCTCGCAGGTCTGCTAACTCGATGGCGGCTACCACTACTAACCATGTGGCTAACGTTACCCGGGTTCAATTTGGCGAGGCTAACAAGAAGCTGGTTAAGGCTTACATATCGATATCAGTTCTTGACTCCGTCACTTCGCAGCAATGCAGGGCTTTGGATCAAACCACTATGGAGGCTGACGACCCTAGGTTTTCAACTTGGGCACCTCCAGGTCATAGAGGATGTAGGCGAGCGCTAAGCTATGTAGTTAACGACAGATACAAACTAGATGAGGATTCAACTAAGCGAGCGTCATCATTCAGAGTCGATGGATTGCAAGATCCCAAGCCTGTATCAAGTAATGGTATTTACTACGACAAGATACGCAGCCTAAGCGCATCAGACCAAGACGCGATATTAGGCGTATCACTTGGTAAGGCATTCAGAAAGGGATTAAAAGACGGCACTCTTACGCCTGAGTCATTCGCTAAGCTAACAGTTGATAGCCTGTACCAACCGTTAACGCTTAAGCAAATGTCAGAACGTAACAATGCCCTAGGTGAGATATTACGTAAACAAAACAAAACCTGATATAATATCGCAAACAACCACGGCAGAGCCGTATTACAATCCTTGGAGGATTACAGATGGACTTATCGACAATTGAAGGTTTAACTCCTGAGCAATCAGAGGCTATTCTCGCAATGCACAACAAAGAGACTGAGGGGTTAAAGACTAACCGTGACGCATTCCGTGGAGAAAAAGACGCGGCGACAATTAAGGCTCAAGAGGCATTGCAGCAAGCGGAAGATACCCGAAAGGCTTTGCAGTTAGCAGAAGAGGAAAAGCTTAAACTTGCCGGTGACATGGATGGCCTAAAGTCTCACTATGAAAAGGTTAACGCTGAACAGTTAGCATCAATCAAAGCTGAATCAGACAAGGCGAGAAACGCATTGCTAGACAGAGATAAAACCTCTGTAATGGCAGACTTACAAACCATGCTACACCCCGATATGGGTTACGCTGGGAAGGCTATGTTGTCAAGTGCGCTTGACATTAGTTATAATGAAGAAGGAAAGGCAATCACTACATTCAAACATAACGGTGAGGTGGTAGCAGATAGTGTAGAGTCATTCAAAGGCTGGGCTGCTGATAACTCTGACTATAAACAGGTTTTAAAAGGTGTTGATTCTGGCGGGGCTGGAGTAACTCAATCAAGCGGTGCAACTGCATCAAACGAAAATTCAGCCTTTCAGCAACGTCTGAAGGCGTCAGGTTTAACACAATAAAAGGTAAGAAATTATGGCTTTACTAGACATGCAAGTATACAACGAACAAATCCGACTGCGCACCATTGAGCTACTAGGTCAAGACCTGCAAAAGTTTAACAGCAACTCAGGCGGTACTATTGTTCTCGATATGGCCCGATGGATGGGTAACTATACCCGTGCATCATTCTATGATTCATTAGCAAGCGCTCAACGTCGTGTTAATCGCGATGATGCCAACAGCTCGCAAGCTGCAACAACTCTTTCTGAGTCTGAATTGGTCGGCGTTAAAGTTGCTGGCGGTTTTGGCCCAGTGTTGTTTGAGCCATCACAGCTAACCTGGTTATCTGCAAATCCAGAAGAAGCGATCAACGTTATTTCTCAGGGTTTTGCTGATGCGCTATTGGCTGACCAGTTAAATACTGCTGTAGGTTCTGCTGTGGCGGCTGTTGAGAATATCCCTGCATTGGTTAACGATGTGTCAGCTCTAACTGCTGGTGCTGGCGCGCTAACTCAAACAGTGCTTAACGGTTCTCACGCTAAGTTTAAAGATCGCTCTGGAATGCTACTTGCCGATGTTATGTCTGGCCCCGCTTACCACAAGTTGCTAGAGAAAGGCTTGGCTAACGGTGAGCGACTATTTGATTCATCTAGCGTTCGCATTCAGTCGATTCTAGGTAAAATCTTTGTTATCTCGGACATCCCAGCTCTAGAAGTTGCGGGTACTCCGAATAAAACAAAGGTTCTATCGTTAGTTGCTGGTGGTGTTGTTGTTGATAACGCTTCAGACATTCTGACTAACATGGAAACAAACAACGGTAATCGCCGAATTGAAACAACTTGGCAAGCTGATTACTCTTTCGGCATCAAGCTTAAAGGTTATGCTTGGGATATCGCAAACGGTGGATCAAGCCCAGACGATGCGGCATTGTTTACCGGTGCTAACTGGGAAAACAAGATGGCAGACACCAAGCACACAGCCGGTACGCTAGCTATTGCTGATATCGACCAGTAAGGAGTAAGGGATGAGTGAGATTATCTATCTTAAGCATCCCGTTTCACCTGAAGATAAGGCTAAGTATCGCTCTGAAGGATTTAGAATCATTGATGAGAGGTTTAAGCCTGTAGAGGTTGAAGCGGAAAAGCCTAAGCGGAAGCGCAAAGCCAAGTAAATAAAACCCACTCTAACAGGTGGGTTTTTTATTGGCTGATAAATGTTATACTTGTGTTGTGGTAGCGAGGGCGCCACACGTTGCAGCGCTGTGACACCTAGCAGCCCTCCTTTGACTCCCTCATCAAAGTAGAAATAAAATGCCCTCTTTATGTATGAGGGCTTTTTTATGCTCTCAACACCGAAGAAATGACAGGTGATCACATGAG